TGGGATAAAAACGCTCCCACTTGTCCATCGCTTTCAACTTACGCTCATCGTCCATGGCCGCAAAGTGCTCTGCATTTGCCACGACGAAGGCTTTGAAATCGACATTGGTGCCGGTGGGCAATTTCGGTAAACGGATCCAATCGTCACCGATATCACCCAGCGTCACCTTTGTCGGTTCTGGCTTTTCAAGCCACTCAATAATCCGGACTGTCGCCTTATGTTTTTCCGTTACCGGAAGGCCCTCGCTGAATTGGATCTCAGCGACAATGTCTTCGTTGTCTTCGGAAAACGGGGCGGTCAGCACAGAGCCTATCATGTAACCAGACTCTCCGAATTTTACTGTCTTCAGAAACTCGATCTTCTTAATTTTGTTGAATTCAATTTTACCCATTGATTGCCTCCTTTAAAAAGGAAAAGTTTATTTGAACGGTTCAACTTCGACAACAATCACCGAATTTATGATCTCGGCGTCCGGTGATGTTCTTGTGACCCGCAAATCGGCCGTGAACAAATCACCAGGCTGAAACGTGCGGTTGTCAGGATCGATAACCGCCTGTTGCACCCCGGTTCCGGAGCTTTCTGTCGAATTTTGACTCGCTGCCTCACCCGAATGATCCGAAAAAAGAACCGGAAGCGTTGAGAGGCAGGATGTCCCATTGATAAAGACTTCACCGGAGAGTTGCAGGCTTTGGCCATGCTCCGCCTCGCCGTCCGTTCCAACGGCAAGCCATACGTCTTTAACAATTCCGCCAACAATATGGGCGCCCATGGGACTCCCGACAACATTCGCCGTCACTTCTCCAGATCCTACAAGGATCAGCGGCGGCAGATTAATGCCGGCTATCTGTTTGGGAAACCCAGGAGAAGGGAAAGGGCCACTGTTCTTTTTCATTTTTGAGCACCTCCTTTCCCGGGGTTAGGCTACCGTTAATTGATAAAGGGCGTCCCTCTGATAAAGAACCGGCAGTCCCTTATCTTCGACACGGATGAAAACTCCGTCGGGATCCTTATTGTCCCATCTGTCGGTTTGCAGTCCGTAATGCCGCTCCAGGCTATAGGGCGCTTGCTGGTATTCTGCAATTCCCTGTCCGTCAACAGATGAAGCCATCATCAAGAACAACGTGTCAGGCACATATGGAATGGACTGTTCGATGGTGTCCTCACCGGCCTTAAACGCACTGGTGGTGGCTCCAACGGTGATGGTCCCGGCCTGCGTGTCAGTAGCGGAAATTGTCACTGATTCGGTCGTCCCGGCGGATACATCCGTCAGGGTGGCCGTACCGGTTTCGAAGTCCGCGGCGTTGCTCACATAGATCGTTGTCCCGGCGGCGGCAAGGGCTGCTGTCAGGTAATCCTTGACAACAAACCGCTCATCGTAAACGACGAAATTGCTGATCCCCAGGAACGAAGCCAGGATCTGCGGTCGTACACCGATGAGTGCTTCCGCTGATGCACCGAACAGATTCCCATCACCAAAATTGCTCTTGGTGAGGAACGTCTGGATGGCGGAGTCTTTGGCCATGTATTTCAGAACCTTCGAATTACAGATGGCCATATCAACGGTTGAGCCACAGGACAGGTTAATGGCCATTTTAGCGTCCATTACGTCCCCCAGAATGTCCGACTGGGTTCCAGTGCTCCACTTGTAGTTCGCCCCAAGTGAAACCTGCTGGGCCGACGGAATTGAGTAGTCGACGTTCAGCTTGATGCCGTCTTTCTCGTAGTAACTGAAAGAACCGGCGGTCAGCATCTTCGAGAGCATCCATTCTTTTCTTCGCCGTGCTCTGAATGTCAGCTGCCTGAGATCCCTGGCCAGCCTTTGCTGGGCCGAAAGGTAATCCGACTGGGTGCCTTCTTTTCTGATGTTGTTCAAAAACTCCTCATCATAAAAAGATTTTTCACCCAGGAAGGCTGCCTTCGCCTCGTGAGCAGCGACCCCGACAGGGGACGTTCTCGGGCTGGAGGATCCGGGCGCCTTAAACGGCGACATTCCACGACCACCCTGCTGACTCTCCCATTTGATCTTGCTGGAAACTGCATTTGTCGTCGGGAACATGCTGGAAAACATCAGGTTGGGCGGCGCTGTGAATTTCGTCACCAGCTTGTTCATTACAGACAATTTCAGTTCCGGAATATTACTTGCTCCTCTCATCTTATCTCACCTCCCCCCTATGGAATCTTGGTATATTGGCCGAATTCGACTGAACTCATATCGACAATCGCTGCGGCGTCATAGTTTGCGGCAAGCATCCCGGTATAAAGAATGGCGTTGCTAACAATCAGGTTGCCCTGTGCGCCATTCGCTACCGATCCGGTTCCCGTATCACGGGTTTCCTGAAGGATGCCTTTGCAGACAGCGTACCCTTCAAGCACGGCATAGGCAAAAGCTGCCGTCGTGAACCCACCTGAAACATTTGTCGTCGCGGTAATGACGGCATAGTTGGCGTATGTGGTACGATCTATCGTAACAATCGCACCCAGATTTTCAGCCGATTCGCCACTACCCACAAGAACAACGTCATCAGCGACAGCAAAACGATAACTGTCCGCGATGAGAACATTGAACGCTGCCTGCGCTCCCGCAGCATCTGCGACAATGTAGGCCCGCCCGAACTCCTCCGCCCCGGTAATCGTGGCGGTGGGATCATAGGGCAAGTACTGGCCAACCCTGGTGCCGGCGCTGGCGGACGTATGCCTCGCCATGGCGGTTCCCATCTCTACCTTCCCGAACCCGGGAAGCAGCGTTATGGGAATCCGAAGGGCCGCCTGCTCCTCGCTGAAGAACAGCTTTTTGTAATCCTGCTGGGCTCCGTAACTGATGCCTGGTGAATCTCCTAATGCCATATTAATCACCTCCTCCTTTAAATTTGACTACGTGGCCAAATGGCTTGTGTTGGGTACTCCGCCACCGACAAAATCAAAAAGACGATTAGCCACTTCATCGTCTTTCGCGTCATCCACCTTCGGGGCTGGCTCATCCAACAGGTTTCCGGTGCCAATGATTTGCTCCCCGCCTTCGGCAACAAAACCGGTCCAATCTTCCAGCTCGGTTTTAATCGCCGCGGTGAATGCCGTTTCATCAAGAACACCGTCTGTGACAAAGGCCGAATGGGAAATCTGCTTTTTGATTTTCCCGTGGACATCTGTTCGAATTCCGGCTTCTGCCAGGGCTACGCCCCAGATGGAATCCGCCCTGTCACGGATGGACTGCTCCGCCCGGATGGTATCGGATTTTTCCAGCTTCAGGACACGGCCGTTAACTTCCGTGTTCTGGGTCTGGAGGTCGGTGTTTTCCGCAGCAACCGCCGTCACCATCTCAGAAACCCAGTCCCTTTCAGCTGTCAGCTTAATGACCTGGTCGTTAAGCGGAGCCGGATCGACAAGGCCTTTAACCGCCGCATCCGAAATTTGCTTAACGATGTCTGCATGTTTCTCCTGCAAAAACGCCAATGTGATCTCCATATTCCTCACCCCCTTTTTTGTGGTTCTTAAACCGTTAATGGCGTCACTTGACCGCATGACCTTGTGCGCCAACCCTTCAGAAACAGCCTTTTGGCCCATAAAGCAGCCGGCCTCGGTGCTTCTGATCTTTGCCGTGGATACATCAAGATTTCTGGCGACCTGGTCAATAAACATATCACTATGCTCGGTAACCTTTTGTTCCATAACAGCCCTCGCTTCATCCGATAAAGGCTTGTGTGGAGTGCCATCTATCTTTCGAGCCCCGGCATAGATGTATGTGTAGTTTAGTCCCCGCATCTCATCCTGCTTGGACATATCGACATGAACCGCAACAGAGCCAATCGAGCCGACACCACCAGTCCTGGTGACGATAATTTCGTCCGCTGCTGATGCAATCCCATAGCCAGCGGAATATGCAGCGTCGTTCACGATGGCAACCATCGGTTTGTTTCCCCGGGAAGCATATAAATCATCGACACAGTCAACCATGCCGGCGGCCACTCCACCGGGAGAGTCTAACAACCACGCAATCTGTTCGACGTCATCGTTTTTCTGCGCGTCGGCGTTGTCCTTGCTGATCTGCTCATACGATGTAGCCCCGAACAAAAAATCAAGAGGATCCGCCTTGGCGAAGATTGGGCCCTGTACCGGTATTAGTGCAATCCCGTTTTCAATCGTCAGCCCCGTGTCCATCTTTTCCATGAACATAGAGGAAAACATTTTCGGGTCAAAGTCGGCGTTCTGAGGATCTAGAAAGTTCAACAGGATGGTCAGTTTTTCAGAAAGCATAAACACCGGCTGATTTATAAGCCGTTGGAATAGCGCCATTCTTATTTTGATGTCCACTATTTTTCCCCCTCTTTGGCGGCAGCCGCCTTCTTTTTGCTCGGCTCCCCCTCCTGTTTTTCCTGCATAGACTCCTGGTCGACCTCGAGCAGAAGCTTCGGATACTTGCGATCCTCCTCCGCCTTCCGTTGTCTGAGCCAGCCATATCCAGCGAAGTTAAGCCGCTTGGCTATCTCGCTGTTTGGGATACCAAGAGTTGCCGATATGTTTCCGTGTTTTGATCCAAGCAGCGACTTTGCGGTTGCCTCCGCATCGACGAATGCCGACTGTGGCCACAAGACGGACATCAAGAACTCGGGTTTTTTCTTAAAATTACGGGTTATTTCTTTCTCGGCATTAAAGCCGATAACCTTCTCCTCGGTGAACGTTTCCGGGAATTTCGTTACTGCATTTGAGGAGGGGTGGTTGGTAATTTTGCTTCTGAGGAAAAAGATCCCTGACCAGAAATCGTGAAGAAGGAACCGCTCAAAATAGGCCCTGTCATCCGAGATCCTGTCTGACATTGGCGTCTGTGATGCCTTGGCGCCTGAGTATGGGGCTGAGGTTTTTCCCATCATGGTGTCGGTGGATTGGTTCAGACCGGAACTTACCATTTCAAGAATGTCATTGTCTGAGCCAGAGATGGTCCCCAGCTGCGGGTTTTCCGCTTTGACCGTCATTCCAGGCGGAAGGATCAATCTCGACCCGGGCGTGATCTTCGCCATGACCGCCGTTTTCTTTTTATCAGCTTCGGACAGTTTGAGCCACGCTTTGAACGCTCTCGCATCTGTGAATGAAAATACCCACGCATACGCCGCAGAGGATTTTTTGTGGTCGATCTCATATTTCTTCAGGTTCTCATACTGGTTTAGCCATTCAAGCGTCGTTCTAAGATACGATACGGTTCTCCGCGTCAGTAAACCAACATCCCAGTTAACAACGAATCGGTAAAAACCGCCGAACTGTTTCCATATTTTCCCGGTTCGCCTGTTCTGTGCCTGCCGACTGACCTTGTAATCATCGTGTTTGCTGGCAACCTTAATCAGGTTTGGGTAGCGAGCAATATAGATACTTGGGACTTGATCTATGCCATCTTTCCTCGATATGTTGTAGAAAAGGGGCAGGATGGTTTTTGTCGGGTGATAGATGACACCGGTATCGTCATCGCCGCCCTGGTTGATCCCGGACGGGTCAAGAAAGTCGACCTCGACAAATCCGTCGGTGTGACAGGTCAGGGCAAGGTGAAGCTCACCCTCGACCTTGGTTCTCCCAAGAAACTTCGGCATAAAAAAATACAGGCGGTTACGGTGGTCGAAATAAATATCGTCCAGGACCTCCTGTATCTCATGATGCTCGGAAATAAAGCCGAAGCCATCTCCCGTAAGCCGCCCCATGGTATCCCGGACAGCGGTGTTAACTTGTGGATTTCCTTGGAATTTGTCCCAACATTCTTTTTGGATTTGGGCTCTTGAAAAACTGGAATAATCTTTTGCGGTTGGTACGGCAACAGTACCCTTGTCCGGGTCCTTATAACCGCCTTCGTCGGAGTCATATTGCCAGGGTGATGTGAAGCTGATTCTATACAGGAGTTCGTCGGGGAGTTCATCCATTACCTTGTCAAAATCATCCCCGCTAAGTTCGCTAAACCCCTGAATCAACTGAGTTATATCGTCATTTTTCATTTCCCCTGCTGTACGTTGGTTGTGGAATTTCCGAACTCTATAGAGGAGAAGGTACAGGCAGGTATCTATTATGTCAAGTTATTTTTGGTTTGCCAAATTATTTTGGCTGTTCATAAACGTGGTCCACCCCCTCAACTCGCTCATTGTAAGGAGCATCTATATTGAAGCCATGGCTTCTTAAAATATCATTGATGGCCACCCTTTTATTAATAGAGGCCTTGGCCAGCCGGATATCAGCCGGAAACAGTTTGACGTACCGGTTCCCTTCACTTTCATAATAAATCATGTAACCTCCTAATATTTCCCGACATTGCCTTCGCCTTCGGCATAAAGTCCAAAGAACGGCGTCGACTTTCTTGGTCTGAATTCATCGACCGAAATAAGCCGGCCACCGAAGATAGTCCACCCAACGCTGTAAATACAATCATCCTGGATACCGGCCTTCAATGTTTTCTGGGGACTCCCAAACTTTCTCTTTTCTGTGTCATGGTCAAAGATGCCCATCTCCTCCCTAAGAAGATCCTCGGTAGCTGACCCGTTCAGCGGAACCTTTGGGCTTTTAAACCTGTGTGATTTCACGGCGTTATAGAATTCCGTAAAGGCCTCTTTCTGCCTGTCATATGTTGGGTAAACAAGCTCGATCACCGTTTCCCTATCTTCAGCCCACTCCGTCAAATCCCAGGCCCCCCACCTCTCTGCACATAAATGGTCTATCCCATCATATTCCTTGATCATGTAATCAAGACCGTTCTTAATGCCCTCGATACTGTGATCCGAAACTATTTGTAGATAAATCAAAAGATAAATATAGTTCGGTGCCTTCACGTTTGCGAGCTGTGGATTTGTCAGGCTCCCGGGGAGGCCCTTAGCAACACCGGATACGATTGATCTTGCGTTCGTTCGTTTCTGTTTCATTGGATCAGCTCTGTCAAGGCCGGCAAGTACGGCCCAATCGGTGTCCAGTAGAACCCCCATGTTTTCGAGTTGCTCAACGCTGGCCACAACAGCGTTCTTGCTTCCGTCGTCATCATCCCGGGGAAACAGGCCGTACTCATCATCGACACGCCAAAGCTGCTCCTCGATGGAAAGGAGCTTTCCTTCTTGCATGGAGTCGACGTTCACATCATCAAAGACCTCGATTTGGTCTACGATTTTGATTTTATGCTCGATTAGATCCATGGTCCTATCAAGGGAGTCGTGGTGTTTTTTGATGCCAAGATATCCGACAAGCTCAATCAGTGCCTTATCAAATACGTTCTCAGAGCCGGCGCTCCACAGGTTCTGAAAATATTTCTCAAACTCACCAAACAGGAATTTTGCCTGGTAGGAATCAAGCTGCTGCTTGGTCATCATCGGATGCCAAAAATCTTCTGGGGTAGACGTCGGGCTATTCCGGTAAGAGAAAAACAGGGTTGGGTCAGTATGCTTCAGGTGGGCTTGATACAGGGCATAAAGCTGATGGACCTCTGCACTTACGGTGGTATCGATTACGCCAATGGCGTTGGGGATGTTTCGGATGGATCCATCGATCTGGGTGAAGAACGTAGGCTTCTTCATCTCATGGATCTCAGAGAAGGAATATCCGGTAATATTACTGACAATTCCGGAAAAAGACGATATTTTCCGTATGGACGAAATAATATTATTGTCCTTGTCCCGGTATTCGATGGCCTTCTCTTTGATGTTTTTTTTGCCAAGGCGCCGCAGAAGGGATGGTGAATTTATGATAGTCTTTCTTGCAATGGCGTAATGTACCCAGTCGGTCTGATCTTTTGAATTCGCGCAGAAAACGATGTGTTGCGAAGGGAAACAGAAAAACTTCCATAGCTGTATCAAAACAGCTAAAAAAGAGTTGTGGGTGACTGTAAAGTCCCCTCTAACATATCTGCCGTTTCCATCCAACATAAAGCCATAATATTCGTGTTCGCCAACAGATTTTATTTCTCGGATACCAGTAACAAGGACATCTTTCCAATTACTTCTTTTTGGAAACTTTTTTCTAGGGATAATTGTTGGAATAATTGAACAGTCGCCAGTAATATATATTCTGTAATATTTACCTGTAAACCCAATCGCCTTTATAGATTTCATACATTTTTTCATCTCTGCATGAAAACCTAATGACCTAGCCAAAAAAACAATATCCTCGGACAGTCTTTTGCTTTTTTGTATTATATCGACAGACTTTCTGTTCACAGAACCATCGCTATCAACAATACCAGCTAAAATCTTTAGTCTTATTTCTCTTGAATTTATTTTATATACATCAGGAATGTGCTTGTTTTTTAATAGCTTGTTGTTTCTGAGCAATTCGAGTAGAGGGTTCTCCTTTCCTCTTTTTGTAACGAGCTTATATGTGTCGGCTTGATTTTCACCTTTTGAACCAACAGTAATATACATGCCAAGGCCTTCTGCATGAGCAGATAAAAAATCGATAATCTCTTTATCCATTGTGGTTATGTGGGGGTTACCCGCGGTCCCATCTCCAAGCCACAAACCCAAAAAATACGGATCAATAGGAACGGGCTGTTCCGGCCAATCGACTGGAACTCTATAAAGCAGGTTCAGGCCCATCCAGCACTCACTTTTTTTCATTACCTCTTTTACTGGTATATCTATAATTTTACCAGCATGGACATCATTAAATGGCTTTCCGCGCTTATTCAAGCAACTCCTTCTGCGTTTTAGAGAGAGCATGTGATCGCCGGTAACAACCATCGATTCGCCACGCATCGGAACAACTTCGAACATTTCTTCTTTTCCACTAGCAAGGGATAAAACTTTGCGGGGGGTGTTATCATCACCCATCAATAGATCGCCGACAACAACATCCTCAACATTCTTAACGCTGCCATCGAACATTAAAACCTTGCTGCCCTTTTTTTCGCATTTTCCGTCACCTCTAGGCCAGCACAACACGATCAGACGATGAACAAAGTTGTTGTTCACCATATTGAGAGCTTCAAGGAGCATTTTTTTCTGCTGCTCCCACAGATATTTGTACGATCTTCCGGTAAGCGGGTGCTTCTCTTTAGGTAAGGACTTCAGCGAAAACCACTTTGGTATCGTTGACCCGACCGGATGAAGCTCCACATTGACATGATCCTCCGCCCACAAGATAAAACCTTCGCCGCCCTTGCGGTAGTCGCTATATTTAGCCATTCTTTTTTCTCTTGTTTCTCCTCGGGAATGAATCCGGATCCAGCAAATATTCGAGACTGAGATTTATCGCACACCTGGCTCTGAAAAATCGCATAAGCGTGAGGGCAACAGTTGTGCTCGCTGGCATACCTCTCCTGAGTCTGCTGATGGTGGTTTTATGGATACCGGTTTCATCTGCAAGCCACCAGTTTTGCATCGGCGGCTTAACAACATTATCCATTGCCTCTCTGAGCTGAGTGTTGTTCAGCTTCCTCTTTCTGTATTCAGCGGCGCTTTTTTCCATGATAATTCCTCTTGTTGACATATTGTATAATGAATAATATAATTGTAATCAACATTTAATTATGGAGGTTTGAAATGTCCACAGATAAAAACGATGATCGCAAAGAGCAGAACGAGGCGGCCAATCCCGAAATAAAGAAAAAGGCCGCCATCGCAATGTCAATCGTTAAGCAGGTTGGCAGGCTCAACCAACAACACTTACACGAAACGGGAATAACTGTTTCAAATTAATTCCCGGTAACAAACGTATTTGTTTTTGAATATGGCCGCCACGTTCTCGGCTGCCCGCTTCGCATGCTGAATTTTTGGATGGCTTTCAGGCGGAACCACGATTTTCAGATTGGGTGCAACCAAACGCCAGCGCCACTCGGTAGCGTCCGCCTTCTTCCGCTTCCTCTGCTGATAGTATTCCACCATGTACGGCGGCCGCTTAACCGCCGTGATCTCGCTCTGAATACACACCAGGTCAAAGTCGCTTTTTGTTTTAACCGGCGTACAGGTGGCCATGGGCATGTGATTCGAATCCCCCATCTTGCTGCGATCATAAGAAATCGAAATACCAAACCGACACCAGCCCTTTTTGTTCAATGCGTAACATCCTTCACAAGTTTTCTGCTGCTTTTTCATTGTAATGATCTCCTTTATGATTGTTATTCGTCAAATATATAAAATCCCATTTTAAACCAACCAGGAACGCCTGCGACCTTTATCCCAGTCAACGCCTCGGGCATGGGACATTATTGCCCGGGGCCCTTAAACCTTATTCCGCTCTTATTGCCAAGGCGAAAATAACCTCTTTTAGCTGTAAAGTCAGGAACTTACACTCAAGCCGCTCCCCGATCTGGATGCTCGTAAACACTTCTTTTTTGCCCTGATAATCTGTAACCTCAAGATTACCGCCGTCAAGAAGCTCTATTTTAAAAGCATACGTCTTATCAGCAGAGGAAAGGGAGATTTTTGCCTTGTTGTTCACGAGACTCAAAGGAACCTCGAAAGCGTCTTTTCCAGGTCTGGGTATTAACAGGTAAATTCTCATGCAGCCTTCCTTTCTGTTACGGACTTCCCACCATGGAGAAGCCCAAGTTTTGCCTCATGGTACGGAGGCGTGACCTCAAGACCCTCGAGTTCTCTCCAGAACACCCAGAGATCCAAGAGAAAGATCTTAACCATATACCGCAGGCCCATCATGTTCCGATGAGCAGGTCGTTTGTCTATGTGTTTCGGATGGTTGTCGATCCGGTTCCGATATTCATAATAGGTCAGACCGTATTTGGATCCTGGGCCGCCGGACTTTATCGATTTTCCGTGTGACCGCAACAGATTAACCGACATAACGCCCATCAGCTTTGTTTTCAAAAACGGGTTGAAGGTGATTGAGTTCTTCAGTTCAATCTCACCTTCCTTGTTCGTATACTCCCTTTTGATCTGGTGCTCTTTCCGGCGGCTGCGGCCCTGACCATCTTCGGCAACATCAAGACCAGCATACTTCCACAACTTTGAAACTGTCGTGGCCTCAAAGATATCCACCTCGGAAAGCAGTACGCCGGCCATCGCCGGCCCGATCCCGATAACGTGCTGCATGAAACCGGTATAAATCGGGAACTCCGACACATACATTGCAACGTTGTTGAACAGCCGCTTTTCCTTCGGCAGAATTTCCATGTACTGATTCATCAGCAGAAACTCAGCATATTCAGATATCAGGCCCTCGGCCTTGAATTTCTTCCTTGACATCCTGTTGTCGACAATGCCGTCGGTAATCAACGCATAGTCCTTCTTTAATTTAAGGAGGACGTTCTGTGCCTGCTTGTCGGTCATCTCCTTTTCTCCCGGTTCGAGCCCCAGCTTCGATTTAAAATTCACAACGATCCGCTGACCGATCTGAATCCTGATCTTCTGGAAGTCGTATGCCCCTCTAACCATTGCTCTCATCAAAGATTTGTTCATTATTAAAGTCTCCTTTTCCGACAAACGAAACATTCGCATTCTGGTGCATGGCGAAAGTCCCATTCGTCTTTTTCGGTGGGTGGATCCCTCATCCAAAGAAAGAATGCGAGGTTTGCAACATCGGTCCAGTCCCGCTCGTTTACGTTCTTATCCATCCGAGCAAGAAGATAGTCCTCATCACAAACATCCCATCCGGTATATCCGGCCGCCGCCTTCTCCTGGAACTTCTTGGTCATCTCCGTTGTGAAGTCCCGAAGGCCCCTCTCAAAATTGGCCTGATCTTTTCTGTCCATGTCAGTCTCCTTCAACGATTGGGGAGCCTTTTGGGATTATATCGCAAGTATCTTCTATGTATTCTTTCAGGAAACCAAAGAACTTCTCTGCCGCTTCAGTCTGACTGTAATCAGGGTTAATGGTAATGTCCAACTGACAATCTTCCCATGAAAGCTTAAGGACTTCATGCCCCCCATCATTGAATGTCATGCTTGTAGCAGGCGCATAGAACTCCTCGCCAATGAGCCTGCTTCCTGACCGGGCGACTCCAATAAGTATGCCAATGAGTATAACCGCCATAAGGACAATCACCAAATAACTTTTTCTTTGTATGTCTTTCATAGTTCTCCTTTCTGTTATCTACCCCTTTGTTCTGGTGGTCGTTGATTCCAAATCCCTCCCCCTAAGAACGGCATCTTCACAATCCTGGCGGCATCGTCCGGGCCCCCTTCCATCTGTTTAAGGAAGAAGGGAATTCCATTGTCAACACACTGGTCCCGGAGAGACATCACCCACTCCCAGTCGGTCGGCCGCCTGGTCTTAACACCACCAGACTCGCAACCGGCGATCACCCAGTTTAGAGTTTGGGCATACGGCGTGATATCGATTTCTTCCAGCATGGGCTCGATACTGACAAACGAGACACTGGCATTGATTTGAGACAAAAATTTCATTCGCTTATCAAACAGCTCCTGGTTCTCCGCGGTTACCCCGACCCAGACATAAGGAGGAAAAGCGCTCTTGCGCCTGGCCTGATAGTGCAGCATCACCTCCGGCCTTTTGGTCAGGAGCAGATACCGGTGCCATGGCGCCTTCTCCATCGATTCAAAAATCATATCCCGGAAATCGTTTATAATGGCGGGATGAAACAGGTCCCCCATAAACTGAACCCCGACAAACTTCGGGCTCTTAACCCGGAACGGATCCAACAGTCGCTCGGTCGCAAGGTGCGGCGCATGGCCACCGCTATATATCAGCCGGTATTCTTCCGGAACCGTCGGGTTGTTCTTCAACCGGTCGGCAGCGCCAAGGTGCCAGCAAAATTTGCAGGCCGGGCTCGTCGGTGTGCATCTCATAATGATCGGATTATAGGAATAATCTAAATATTCAATCCCCGTCTTGTTCATTCTCATCCTCCTTTTGTGGATTAACGCCGACAATGGCCGACCAGTCCAACGGCTTAAACACAGGCATCAGACTCCTGGCTGCTTTGGCCGCGTTAACCTCTACAAGGGCTCCTATTTTATACGCCTTTACCTTGATGTATTCAGGCTCCCACTCATAATAAGGAATCCCGCCGTAATCTGCCCAGATTGAAAACGCTGTGCATTCTTCTCCGGCAGCTATCGGCTTGGCGCACTTGTCGCAGATCATTTCGCCGAACATGGCAAAGCCATCGACAAACTTGACATGCTCCCCCGGATACGGGCTCTCGTTCGGAAACCGTTCTTTGATTTTCGGGCCACAACTTTTACACAGAATTTCTCGTTTCACTATATTCCTCCTTCGTTTCTGGTTCGAACTGGTCGTCTAAACAATACGCATCATCGGGTATTCGAGGTCCATAAAACATACAATGGCCATAAGGTCCTTCATGAGGGCAGCCAACAGAACAGGCCCCGAAGGTGTCAATTTCGAACTCTTTACCAAAGATTTTAACCTCCTACTT